CGAAATTATTTTGTTACAGGAAACAAAACAATCATGTTACTTTTGTAAACATTGAGAAACTCTAAAATCACTATTGTCATCAATCGTGAGCCCGGGTCAAAGCGCCTGCGCATTTAAAACAATGAACTCAGCTGGGAGGCTAAAAAGCTTTACCAGACATGATGTCACGGAGTAAGGGCCATTTACGCTTTTGCGGAGCATTTTGCTCAGGTCACCTTCACTTCGTTGAATTAATTTAGAACGTAAGAAAAGAAAAAGAAAAAGAAAAGTGGAAAACATTTAATTAATCAAATTCGTCTGTCCTATACTAATACAATCCTCATAGATTATTTTATCCCAGTCCAGCCAACTCTGCAGGATCCACTCGGATCCAGTCAGGTTAACAGACTCAAGAGTCAGTCTAATCTCATTTCGGAAAGCTTTATAGTATTTCTCCCCATAATGATATGCGAAGCGACAAGAGTCTTCTATATTCAATCGTAACTGTTCATATTCGTCATTTGCAGTTGTTATCCAATTGATAAGCTCGTGTATAGTTTCCTCAGCTATCGGTGCCAACACCTGTTGCCTACCATAGCAGGGAACAAATCTACGTTTTAAAAACTGCAGTGCGTCTAAGCTATCAACTCTAGACAGGGTTAGGGCCTTATCTGCTCCTGTGCAGGTAATTCCATAATCCCGATAGATTGATACAACAGATTGTCGATTGAAATACCGAAGAATCTCGTCATCCGATGTTATTAGTCCATCGTCTCCATAAAAGGTATCGGCAACCCTTTTATTGTAGACGTCCATACTCGCGAGGTTAAACATTTTAGCCTTCCTCATTGCTATGAGATACGCGATGCGAGTATATATCGCGTGCACTACGGTATTTAGGACTGTTGTTAAATGTGCGCCCGAAGGCATACCGTGGTGTTTTTGTATTAAGGTACCGTCAAGTGTACTCTTGGTATGTATCAATTCATCAATTACACATCGTCGGACAAGAGACTCCTCTTCAGTACCACCATACCAGTCATCAATTATTTCGCCAGCTTTTGCCATAACCAATGCTTTTTCAGTTCCATCATAATTTTTGAAGTCTTCATCAAAACCATAAAGGCCAGCAGACCTATGTTTTCTATAAAGATGTGACCAGTCAGGACTATCCGGATCTATTCCCACTCCTGAGAATATCTCTATGCGTGAATAATAAAATGCAGCACAGAAATCCGCAAAGTACATCTTGCTCACGATATTATAGTCAACAGGTGCAGCCATAAATGATCGAGTGTTAGCTTCCTCTATCTTAGCAATCTTTCGCCTTTCAGCTTTCAAACAATTTGTCCAAACACTAAAAGGCAACTTTCCTTGCTTATAGAACTCCAAGCGTCGGTCAAGGTTAGCCCGCAGTAGTTTGTTTGTTATAAACAAAGTTCCTGGATCTCCACCAAAG